CCCTAATTAGAAATGAGAGAAATCAGTATGAACAAAGAGCGTGAAAAGCAGTACATCTCCGAAGCATTCACGCCTAAGAAGGCAGCCATAACGCTGCGAGTTGAGTTTGAAGTAGCCACGCAGGGAAATAGCCTTGTGCTGGAGCGTTCGATTACAGGCAAAGACTGGGTGCCCGCTCAAGTGGTTACCGGATTTGGATTCGATGGTAGCGCCGTGGAGTTTGGTGTCGATGGTATCACGCCAGGGCAGCAGCTCCGACTGGTAGCCGGTGCACCCGGCAAGGCTATGTATATCGAGTAAGGAGGGCCTAAGCCATGCAAACCATTCATTTGATGGAATACCACCTCGGAGGCGCACAACAAGGCGGCGCAGCCTCCGAGGGCACGACACCTGCGCCTCAGCTCCCAGACGCTGGCAAACCGTATGTGGAGAGTGTCAGCTATGACAAAGACACCAAAAAGCTGCGTCTGCGTGCTCAGAACGCCCGGGCGGGTGAGGTCAAAACGCCGCTGGGAGATTGGCAGGAGTTCCCGATCGAGGTGCCAACACCGCCCGCACCCACATTGCCCGACGCAGGCAAGCCGCGTGTGTCCAAATTCGATTACGATCCAACCACCCGTAAAGTGACAGTGCAGGCCAGCGTATTGCAAGCCGGCGAAGTCAAAACGCCGCTGGGGGAGGAGCAAACGTTCGACATACCTGCAGAGCCTGCAAAGCCAGCAGCCGGTTTCAAGGGGTACTTTTACAAGTACGTTGTGGAAAACAAGACGACATCAGAGACCCCCGGTGCCATCAGCACGGAGGATCAGTCCACGGTTCTTATCCCGAAAACGGGAGCAGTCACGCTCTATTCTAAGAAGTTCCCATTCGAGATGGGGAAAGCGACGAAACGCAAGTTTACCCTCGATTTGCTTCCAGATTACGCACCACGCGTGATCACTGAGGACACATTTAGTTTGGAAGATGGGTATCTGTGTATTACGCAGAAAATCGACATTGTAAACTTCTCTGATCCGGTTTTCCCGTAACCACACCCAGCGGCGGGCCTCCAATAGCGGCGCCCGCCGCCTTTTTCAACTCAACTAACAACAAACCAATGGAAGTACTCTTTGAGGGCACCGGGGCCATGTTTCCAGTGGCCACCGCGTGTTTCTTGTTCGTCTTAACCGCTATCGTGGTCGACCTCATCAGCGGCATACGTAAGGCCAAAGAGAGTGGGCAAAAGATCCGCTCAAAGCCGCTCAGCCGCACCGCGACCAAATTCGTCACCTACGAGGGCGCCGTAATCATTGCGGCCATGATTGATTACATGCTGCACTTCTCGCACCTCTTTGTGCTGATGAAGCTGCACCCCATCGTCGGCTTCCCCGTCATTACTTGCCTGATGAGTGTCTTTCTCTGCATCATCGAGATCCTCAGCGTGCGCGAGACGGCAGACGAAAAGACCCGCCGCCGCTCTGAGGCCATCGTGCAAGCCGTGATTAAAGCCCTCGGGAATGACAACCTCGCCGAGATTCTACGGGATAAGGTGGAGGACACCCTACACGGCCACCAAGCGCCCCCTCAACACATCAACAATTCAACCCCTCAACAACAATGAACACTCCAACAAAAATCACCATCCCGCCGGAGTTTGTCCCGACTTATGTTCCCTACAGCTACAAAGGACAGCCCGTCAAGGGCGCCTTTGGGCCCAACACCCGCCCCGACTTTGTCAAGGCCAGCGACCGCGCCTACTTCGAGGCCGACAATACGCTCAGCAACGCCATGCGCCAGCTGATGATCTCGATGGACGTGCTGGACACCGGCGCAGGCATGAAGCCCGTCGGCGACTTCAACTACTGCAACATCAAGGCACGCCGCGGGCAAAGCGGCCGCTTGGGAGATGACAAAGTAGAAGGCAGTCTCGATCCGTATGCCAACTACACCAGTCATGTGGACTTTGCCCGGGCTAAATTGCAGCTCATTCAGCACCCCCGCTGGGGCGTGAACCTTGCAACGGATCCCCCCTCGGAGGTGATCGACAAAATCGAGGGCACGCCCATTGTTTGGGGCACCCTTTTCAGCCCCGCCGCGCAGCGAGCACTGGAGACGGGCCGGGGCATCGATGATTTGAAGCTCGACTATGAGAAGGCCGTCGTGAAGCGTTACCGCGCCCTCGGGATCACGGACATCCAGAGCGCCCGCAAGAAGTATTACTGCGAAAAGATGACCGCCATCGGCCGGCAGGTAGGCCAGATGATGGCCGGCGGCGACCCGAACGTGACCTACACGCCCGACTTCGAGCGCAAAGCCCGCCCCATCCCACCGAAGAACCCCACGCCGATCGAGCCGCCTGTGGTACCCCCGATTCGCCCGGTCGTACCCGGTGCAGTCGCGCCGCCTCCACGCCCACAGGTACCCGGCCAAACTTCGCCGGGGCCCGTAGGCCCCCAGCCAGATTTGAAACAAGGTCCGCTCCCCCTCACCGAGGAAGCGTTCGACGCGCTGGCCTTCACCCGCCGCTCCGAGGCGCGGCTGATGAATGGACAAAAGGTCACCGTAACGGCCGTCGACTTTGCCAAACGGCAGATCAGCCACCACAAAAACGGGCATCCGTATTGGGTGGAGCTGAACCAGATCGCCGCCATCTCCTAACCAATCGCAGCACATTCCAAGAGAGGGGGCAGGTCATCCGGCCTGCCCTTTCTTCTTTTCATACACATGCAACGCAAATGAAATTCCTGATCACCTATTACGGCGGCAAGCAGAAGATGCTCAGACATATTCTGCCGCTCATCGCCGCCTTGCTACTTACGGCCTGCCTGCCGCTCAAGCAGACGCAGCCCACACGGCAGTCGCACGTGGATTCGGTCTTCGTGCAGCGGCTCGTGCCTATCCCTGTGCCGTCGGACACGTCTCTCCTTCGCGCCTTGCTGCGTTGCAATGCGGAGGGGCGCGTGGCGATGGAGCGCCTATCGATCGAGACTACCCGCAACGCCCGACTGGCTTTCCTGTTGGATAGCCTCGGGGAGCTGCAGGTCGAGACCGTTGTCCGGCATGACACCGTGTGGGCAAAGGCAGACAGCGTCTTTATCAATCGAGATGTGGTGCATGAGGTTGTGCGAGAGGTAGAGCGAAAGCCTACCCGCTGGGAGCGGTTTATTCAAGGCTTTGGCTCCGGCTCCTTTTGGGCATGTATTGGTGCACTGGCTTTCATGGTCGTAAAGTTTGGCTTTCGGATATATCGCCGGCGACTGCCTCTATAACCGTCCCCTATGAAGGAAGAAGACCGCCGCCGGGAAGAGGAAGAGCGTCGCCGGGAGCAACTCTTTCGCGCCATTGAGCAACTGATCTACACGGCCTATCTACAGGCGCTCTCCCTGCCTGCCGTGCGCCGTGCCATCGAGCAGAAAAAGGATGATTTCTTTTTCGAGAGCAACCACACGGCCAACCGTCAGGTGGAGCGCGTGCTGGGCGTGATGGCCGACCGCCTGAACGGGCTCCTCTTGAATGGCATCCGGCGGGAGTGGGAGTTCAGCCAGGAGGTACTAGAGGCACGCGTGGTGGCGCAGCTGGATCCGTCCACGCGAGACAGGATGCTGCGCGACCGTCTCCGAATCGATGCCACGCAGCGCAGTCGGCTGGCGTCTGCCGATGCCTTTGTGCGCGAAAAGCAGCGTGACGGGCTGAATCTCTCCGGCCGCGTGTGGAATCTGGCTGGGAATGCTAAAAAAGAGATTGAGGTGATCCTTCAAAACGCCATCAAAGAGGGCCGCCGTGGGACGGAGATTGCAAAGGATCTGCGCCGCTTCCTTATCGAGCCGAATAAGCTCTTCCGGCGGGTGAGGAACAAAGAGACGGGCGCGCTGGAGCTGAGCGCAGCGGCCAAGGCGTACCATCCGGGGCATGGTGTGTATCGCTCTTCCTACAAAAACGCGCTCCGAATGGCACGTACGGAGCTGAAGGCAGCGCAATGCGAGGCGGCGTGGCAGTCGGCACAGACGAACCCGCTCATTGTGGGCTGGGAGATCCGCCTGAGCAACAATCATACGACGCTGCGAGACGGTAAGCCGTGCCCCTTCCATGACATGTGCGACGAGTTGCAAGGCGTGTACCCCAAGGCCTTCCGATTCCGTGGCTGGCATCCGCATTGCCGCTGCGAGATGTTGCCCATCATAGCCCGCCCGTCAGACAGGAAAGAACTCTATCGCCGCATCTTCAAGGGAGACGCCAAAGAGCGCGCCTCGTGGTCTCCGCGGGCGGTGGAAGAGGTGCCGCAGGTGTTCACGGACTGGGTAGAGAAGAATCGAGCGCGTGCCCGTGGTTGGCGCACCCTCCCACGCTTCATCACGGACAATCCGGCCTACATCGTAGGCGAATACGGGCGCCCAAAACCGCGGCCTGTGGAGGTTCCTCCGGAGCTCAAAGGCCCGAAGAAACTCTCTCGCTTTGAAGGCAGCTTCCAACAATTCGCCGATGAAGTGCGGGAGAAGAAGCGAAACATCGGGAAAGTTATGTGGATAGGCGTGTTGGATAGCGAAATAGTAGCTGATATGCACGCTCGAGGGAGGTTGCTTGAAACGCATGATATCGTTGTACTCGATAAAACGATACTGAAGTACATCAATCACCCGAAAGAGAGTAAGGGCGCAACGGTTGCACCGGATCGATATAATGAGATCCTGAAGGCGATCAACACGCCATTACACATCTACGAAGACACCAACAGCGAAGCGCTGGTTTATGTCTATACGCATCCCTATGAGCCGGGCCGTGTGGTTAAGGTTGTCGTACATCCGAATTTTAAGCACAAGGGATCGGTTGTCAACGCTGCAAAGTCGTGGGGGGTGGTGGAAGAGTGGAGTATGGATCTCGAATACTATAGGAAAATAAAATAGGGAGCACCCTGACGGGAACTCCCTATGTAAAGCTATCGGTGCAGGCAGGCGACGACCCTGCAATATGTTAGCCCTTTCGGGTAAACCCCGCTACCACTTTGCGACCATCAGCACCGATATATCGGGCACAAAGATAGATCAAATGAGGCAGTCTTCGGTCAATGAGGCCCACGAGCCGCCCGGCAGACCTTTGCTGCAAGTAATCAAAATCACATACGGATATGGGACGAATCAAATTATCCAAGCGGGCAAAACGCGTGCTCCGCTTGCTGGCCGAGGGCGTAACGGAGTGCCCCGCAGGCATGAATCGGGAAGAGTTTTCGCTCGGAGCCTTAGCCCTCGAATACGAGGGGCTCGCTGTATGCCATGAAGAGGAGGGCGGGGACGTTGTCGCCGCAAAGCTGAGTACCAATGGCCTGCTCTATTTGCATGGCGATCGTTCCCCCTGCAAGGATCACCGGCAGCGAGAGAGCGCGGTGGACTGGAAATTCGTCTTGATTATCATGCTCGATCTGATCGCCGCCGCGGTTTGTTTGGCCTTAATAGCGGTGCGCCTGCATTGGATGTAATGGCGCAACGAGTCCCCTATGGTAATGTGCAATTTTTGCACATTGCTATCTTTTTCAACCCCACCTTGTGAAACTTGCTGGGAATTATGCGTTTAAGGAGTGGACCTACTTCAACTCGTGACAATCCGTCACGGGCTGGGGCAGACCATCTCGAGGACTCCCTCGGAATGGCAGCCCGGGAGTTGGTCTGCAAATAAGATTCGGTGTGAAAATGATGGATTGAAGCGCCATGCAAGCACCCTTATGCTGTGAAAATGATTTAGTCTGCAAATAAGAAATCGCCTGAAAAAGAGTGCCTGAGAACATCCGAAAGCCGCTTCGATCACTCTGCGTGTTTATAAAGAACGAGCTGCCCGGGGCATCCCGAACGGCTCCGTAACTCCTCGACCAACATGGGCGGCGAGCTCTGAATGGAAGCACTGCAAAATTAAGGCTCTGCTATTCCCCGAAATAGCTTTCGATCTCTTCTTCTGAGAAGACCTCTGAATGGCGCACCTGTTCGAGTATGTCCTCGAGGTGGCTGTCGCGGAGCTCCCCCACGAGTGTGGTCTGCTTGCGCCTTATGCTTTCATGCAGGTCGTCGTAAGCCCATTCCTGCAGACTTGCACAGCCTATGAATGAGGAATGGCTGAGGAATGAGTAATCGCCCATTTTGATCGGATATTGCAGTGCGAACAGGGCGGGTTTGCTCTCCACCGTGCGGTGGATATTTGAATTGATGAAGAAGAAGCCCACGACACGCCCCTGTGACACGCCCATCACAACAAAGAATTTGCTGTGGCCGATCTTCTTTCGGAATCTGTCCGCATTGGAATGAAAGATGGCTCCTCTTTTGATTAGGGTCTCACTCAGCGCACTCGGCAGTTCCATAGATCACAGCGGAATGGTTTGCAGGCGTGCCTGCTCGTCGGCGTATCGGGCGTATTCGTCCGTTTCGCCGTGCTCCTTCATGATATCGAAGAACGACATCGGCCTGTTTCGAGGCGTCTTGTCCCATGCCGAGCCGTGAGAAAGAGTCGTGATCGTCTTAAAATCTTTTCCGCCGTATTCATTCAGGGCTTTATCGAGCGCCTTTATATCGCTCCTCGAGAGCACACGCCGATCGGCGTCTACGAGCGGTATGATCCTCTTGTCGGTCTGCGCCAAAAAGAGATCCGCAAAAGCTCCATTTCCAGCGTCTTTTTCCTTCGCTTTGAACAGATCATACAGCGCCGACGGAACGGGGCCAAACTCCATAGCGACATACCTATCGCCCGTGATTGTGCGCCCCCAGTCGGCCAAATGATCCCGATCGGCGAAATAAAGCACCTTGAAGATCTTATGGTATCCCCGATCGGTGAGCCTCGATGCTACGTATAAAACGGCATTGAGCGCCCTTTTCTGATTGAAACTTAGTGGCTCCATTTCTCTGTCTCTATTTGTTGCTCTAATCTTATAGCAAAGATAACATGCATTCTTTCATTTCAAAAAGCCTATGACAGTTTGTTGTGTCTCGTTTCTTTTCGCGTCCGATAGTAGGTCGCGACGAAGTGCCCCATCTACTTTTGCCGCCGAAACAAAACAACCAACAGATTTCAACATGGATAAGATGAAGATGATTCTCGCACTACTGGTGGCAAAGTTCCCAGGCGTGCGGAAGGACGGTCTGAATATGCTGGCGCGCTTGATGGCGTTACAGACGGAGACCGAGGATGAGGCGAAGGCCGCGGTGGAGCGCCTGACCCGGGACGGGGTGGATGCTTTTGTACGAGACTTTCGCTCGGATGTGGATAAGGAAGTATCCGACGGCACACGCACGTTTGAAGAGAATCTCCGGCGCAAATTTGACCTTGTGGAAAAGCAGTCCGAGCCTCGCGCCGATGAGGTGAAGCCAAAGGCTGACCCCATGCCAAAGAAAAGAGAGGGAGCAGACGCTGAGGTGGATCTCCAAGCGGTCGTTGCTAACGCTGTCGCCAATGCCGTGAGGCCGCTCAAGGAGCAGCTGGAACGGTACGAGCGTGGGAACGTGAATCAGTCGAGGCTTCAGGCGCTCACCGATCGATTGAACGCATGCAAGGATGAGAGCTTTCGCGCCAAAGCGCTGAAGGATTTCGGCCGCATGACGTTCGACACGGAGGAGGCTTTCAACGAATACTTGACCGACACGGAGACGGATGTAGCAGACGCCAACAAGCGCATGTCAGACGCCAAACTGGCCGGAATGGGTCGGCCGATGTTCTCGCAGAAGGATGAATCCGGGGTGACGGCCAGCGTAGCTCGCTACATCAATGCGCAAACGAAGGGCAGCGACGCGTCGCTCGGAGGTAAAGAATTGTAGGCAAACGAAAAACAGAAAAAGCGAAAATGGTAACTATTGAAGGAATGAAAGATCGCCGCGTGGTAAAGTGTATCCTGCACCGCGTGGCCGACATCCCGGGAGGTGTCACGGTATCCGTGGCCGGGCTGGGAGGCAGCGCTGTTGTAGAGGGCACCCCGCTGGGGCGTGGCACGAATGGAATGTACGTGGTGTGCAAGACGGCACGTGTGCTGAATACGGCTAATGCTACTTCTACGACGTACGACGTGAACAAAGGGAGCCACTTCAACGTGGGCGACCGCTTTGCTACGGATGGCGCCAATGGTCAGACGATTGCGAGCATCGATCGCTCGAGAGAGGAAAAGGACGTGATCACCCTCAGTGCCACGCTGGGTGTGGAGGTGAAGGCTGGCACGTGCGCCTTTGAATCCGCCGGTGCGAACAAGACACTGAAGGTTGTCCCTGTGGCCATCGCTGGGGATAACTTGGACGTAAAGGCTGGCAACAACCTCTACGAAAATGCGTGGGTGCACGCCGTAATTCGTGAGGAAAACGCCCCAGCCGTGACGGACAAGATCAAAGACGCGCTGCGGTGCGTAACGTATGTATAACGCTTAAAGCAAGAAGGAAACTAAGATGCAAAAGACACTCATGGAAGGTCTGAACGAGAAGGACATGCAAGCCGTGATCCGGACGTACGACCTGAAACCTTATTACTACCCGACCCTCTTTCCGCTGAAGGAGACGAATCTCCTGACCTGGAAGATGCTCGAGGCACAGGCCGGGCTGAAGATTGCTGCCGACATCGTAGCCCGTGGGGCGACGATCCCGAAGAAGACGCGCGAAGCCATCGAACGCTTGCATGGCAACATCCCTAAAATCGGCCTAGCGCGTGAGAAACTGGAAGACGAGCTGACGGAGTATGACTTGCTGTTGGCGATGGCTGGAAACAGTTCGGATCTGACGGCAATCGTCGAGTTCTGGGCGGAGGATACGAAGTTCTGCTGGGAGGGTATTGCCGCCCGCTTGGAGTGGACGGCCCTGCGTGAAATCTCGCTGGGCAAGGTAAGCCTGAACGGTATGAATAACGCGGCTGTCGTATCGGAGTTCGATGCGGATTATCAGATCCCGTCGGCACAGAAGATCGGTGTGGCCACCTCGTATGCCGGCGCCACGAATGGCACCCCGTTCACGAACGACTTCCCCAAGGCTTTGGCCATCGGCAAGAAGATGGGCGTGACGTATAAGTACGCCTTTATGAACGTGGACACGTTCACGAAGCTGGCTACGCAGGAGGAGACGATCAAGCGCACCTCGACGCTTGTGCAGAGCTTGACGGACATTAAAGACGCACCCGATGCGGCTACGGTGAACGCTTTCCTGTCGAAGCAGAAGGAGAAATACAAGGGCTTGCAGATCGTGGTGATCGATCAGGACATCACGATCGAGCGGGCGGACGGCACGCGCACGACGGGCAACCCGTTCGAGGACGATGTGATCCTGTTCTCCGAATCGAAAGTGCTGGGCAACACGTTCTGGAAGCGCCCCATTGACGCGAGAGATATGCCGGGCAGCGTGGCGCTGAAGGCGATGCACGGGCATACGCTGATTAAGAAGTACTCCGAAGAGTCGCCCGTGAGGGAGGTCACGGAGGGCATTGCCAACGCCTTCCCTGCGTGGAACTTGGCGCGTCGCTCGCTGCTGATGCAGACGAACGCCACGGCGTGGGATAAGAACTAACCAAGCCGCTGGGAGTGATGACGAATAAGGAATACCTGACCCGGTCGCTGAGCCACTTGGGACTGACGGACGATGACGTCGAGCTGATCCTTGTCAAGGGCGGCATCGATGCGGATGCGCCGGTCGATGTGTCGGCCTGCGATCGCGCCGTGTATAATCGCATGTCGGTTGTATTGCAGGCCACGATGATGAATGTAACCGAGGGCGGGTATTCCGTATCGTGGAATATGGAAGCTGTGAAACTGTTCTATCGCGCCCTGTGCAACGAGCTGGGAGCGCCCGACGTGCTTTCGACGCGTCCGCGGGTGCGCGATCGTTCAAACCTCTGGTAAGGGGCTCCCACATGAAAAGATGATTCGCGTCAAACAATACCCTCACTACTTGTTCGTCACCGAAAGCGGCGAATCCCGGCAGGATGAGAGTGGCAACTGGGTCGTGACCCCGAATGCCCTCCGCCTGCATGGGCGCTGCCGCGAAGAGACCGACGGACGCGGGCAAGAGATAGAGACGGCGGGCGGCGTCTATCGTCGCTTTACGTCGCTCATTCAGTTGCCGCGCGGCACGCAGCGGGTGGCCGATGGCACGCACGTGGTTATAACCAATGATGCTGCCGGCTCCGAGGTGCGTATCCGTGGTGAGGTCTTGAAGTTTGACGCAGGACAATTGCACGCACGGCTATGGATCTGAAGACATCGTTTGACACGGACGCCATACTGTATGGCATACTCTCTCGCTCACCCTTGAAAGCGGCGCTGAGCGGTGGTATCTACGTAGGCGACGACCGTCCGGCTGACTCGATGGCCGAAGACGTGGTGATCAACACCATCACGCTGACGCAGGAGTATCACCCGCAGCAAGGCGTATCGAACGTGAACGTCTACGTCTCCGATAAGGCCGTACGCATCGGGGACCGGGAGCAGTTTGTGGCCGACCGGGTGCGCCTGAAGATGCTCACCGATATAGCCGTCCGAGTGCTGCGCGAGGCGCACGTCACGGGGCTGGCCATCATCGTAGAGGCGCAGACCGTACTACCGGCCGATGGGGTCAGGCAGCATTTCACGAACATCCGAGTCAGCTGGAACATCCAAGGCTGACGCACCACCAAAAAGAAGAAACTATCAATCAACACAAAAACGAAAAGCTATGGGTTTAATCACTGTCGGACTGGCCGAGATCAAAGTGGGGGCGGCTGCCTCCAATGGCGTAATGCCTACGGGCATGACCAAAATCGGCAAAGTCTATAAAGACTCCTGTAAGATCAATCAGGAAGCCTCGGAGGTGACGGAGCACTTCGAGGAAGGGCACGCAGCTCCGGTGTACAGCAAGCGCACAAAGAAGATCCCGAAAAGCACCTTCCAACTGTGCGACGTCGATCCGGATATGCTGGCCAAATACGTCGGCGGTACGGTGAACTCCGGCACGTGGGAGTTTAACGGCAACGAGCTGACGGCAAACGTGGCGCTCGAGATCATCCCTGAGCAGGGTATGATCTTCCAAATTCCGAATGCGTCCGTCGAGGCGGTGATCAATTCGGACATGTCTTCGAAGGGTATCTTCCTCGTCGACTTTACCGTTACGCCACTGGCCGTCGACGCCGGCGGAGCGATCCGGGCCAAGAAGAAGGACTAAGAAAGAAGAGACAGAGAGGAGACAAAGCGACTGCTTTTTTCGTGTCATGTCTTTTAGTTGAGAGAGCCCCTGGGGAGGAGTGCGCCGCCGATGCGGGGCGCCTCCACTGGGGGCTCCTTTTGTTTACTCATCCCCGCTTATTTAGAAACGCATCATGGATAAAACGATCATAGAGAAATTGGAACAGGAGCGCTCGGAGCTGAACGCGCTCATCAATCACGGATGGGAGTTCGAGGTGGAGGGATACCACACGGAGCTCGTCCCCCGGCGAGGCCTTTGGGGCCGCCTATTGCCGCGCAGACGACGTACGGTAAAGGCGCGGCAGAAATATCGCATCTCAGAGCCCACACTGGGCACCCTCGACCGTCTCTCGGCCGAATGGATCGAGCTGGCTATCGACGAGGAGCGCCTGAAGGGCACAGAGGCCATCGAAGAGGCACGCACGATGGCGGCCCGGCATGCCCGGCGTATGGCACGCATCGTGGCGCTGGCTGTGCTCGGTTCAAACATCCTGAAGCCCACGCCCGGCAGGGGTAGCGCGGTGCACTATGAGGAAGACCGGCGCGCGCTGGACGATCTGACCGACCTCTTTTTCCACTTCATCAAACCCTCCGAACTCTTCCGGCTGACCATGACGATCAACGCCATGTGCAACTTGGGGGATTTTATTCACTCTATTCGATTGATGTCCGCCGCCCGGACGACCGTGCCGACTCGGATAGAGGCAGACAGCGCGGACTAAAAAGCCCGCACGGCCGACGTGGCGCCATCTGTGCGCACTTCGGCTGGACATGGCACTACCTACACGAGGGCATCGCGTGGCCCACGGTACAGCGTATGATGATCGATCAGCCCGACTACGATTATAGCGACAGTCGCCCGGGCGACCCGGACGGGGACATCACTCTCACGGGCGATAACGTGGACGAGGTGATCCGCCGAATCAATGCCATGGGGTGACACCCTGCATGCCCTCTCAAACCAACGAACAAACCAAAGAAAGCTCATGGCAGAAACTACAGACGGAGCGATGCACTTCGAGGCGTCGCTGGACAACAGGAAGCTCCTCGGAGCGATCGATGAAACCATTCGGCGCATCAACGGCCTCTCGGACGCCACCGTCAAAGGCGGCGCAGCGATGGATGCCAGTTTCTCACAGATGGCGGCGGAGATCAAGCAGCGGTTCAATAGAATTGACAGCGCTGTAGAAGATCACATGGCGCGCGTAAAAGATCTCAAAAGGGAATATGAGGCTCTTGGGCGTACTAACGTCACAGGCGCAGATAAGTATGCGGTGACAGACCGCAAAATGGAGATCTCGAAAGAGATTGCAGGGCACGAAAAGGCCCTTTCTGTGCTTAATAAAGAGATAATGAGCCTGGATGCTGCGGAAAAGAAACTGCATAAACTTCAAGAAAAGGCCCAGAAGAATGCGGAAATTCAAAACCGCTTTTCTGTCCAAGTTCGGCAGACGGAGGAAGCTCTACGCAAGATGAGCCAGGAGGGCATGCAGGGCTCTACCGCTTACACCGCCATGCAGGAAAAGCTGGTCGCTTTGAAATCGACCATGAAGGATGTCACAGATCAGACGCGCATTCTGGCCAGCTCGGACGGAATGTTTCAGGGGGTCATTTCGGGGATCTCTGGAATGGGCGGTGCGCTGTCAGCCACCGCGGGTGCAATATCCCTCTTTGCGGGCGAGAATGACCACCTGCAACAGGTTATGGCCAAAGTGCAGGCGGCTATGGCTATCGCTATCGGCACGCAGCAGGTGGCGCAGACGTTGAATAAGAATAGCGCCTTCCAGCTTACCACCATGAAGGGCATTCGGGAATGGTGGGCCGCCGCTGTTGCAAAAGCTACGGCGGCAGAGGTGAGAGAAACAGCGGCCACGGCGGCTAATACAGCAGCTAAGCGAGCGCAAACGACCGCCACGACGGGTGGCATTGCGGCTAAGACGACAGACGCGGCAGCGACCTCCGGGCAAGCAGCGGCTGCCACGGCGGGCACAGCTGCCAACTGGTCGCTGGCTGTAGCTTTCAGGGCCGTAGGGAATGCGATTAAGACTATCCCTGTTTTCGGATGGATTGCGGCGGGTATAAGTGCGCTGATCCCGATCATTTCCATGCTCGGAGACAAGGCCGAGCAGCTGGCTAAAAGGACGAAGAAGTTGATCGAGACACAGTCGGAATCCAATGAGATCTATGTTAAGTCCGGGCACGAGGTCGACAGCTACATCCGCAAACTTGACCGCTTCAATGGAACCAAAGAGCAAGAAAAGCGGATTTGCGAGGAACTGAATGGCAAGTATGGAGAGGCGGTTGGATATTATGATTCTGTCGCACAGTGGAAAGATGTACTGATTCAGAAGGGCGGCCAGATGATCCAAATGCTCATGCTGGAAGCTAAAGCGCAGGCCACGCTCAATGAGCAGGCGGCTGCCTATGTGGCTTTAGAACGTATCAAACGGACGGACGCTTCGGAGCAGGAAGGTGCCATCGGTAGTAAAAAGAATTGGCTACTCCTCGCACCTGTGATGTATGGGTTAGATCAGCTGCTTGGAGGGACGGAGAAATACGACAAATACAACAAGAACAAGAACGTCAAAAGGGCAGAGGACGATCTAAACTTCTGGAAGCAAAGTTCTGAAAAGGCTTGGAAGGAGTTCGAGGATTTCAAGGAAAAGAATGGCATCGGGGACTTTATCGCCCCCGTAAAAAGCACAAAGAGGAGCGGCAAGAAAGTTGAAGACCCGTTTGCAGAGATGCTCGAAGACCGCAAGAAGAAATACACGGAGTATTTCAAGTGGCTTGATGCGGGATATGAGAAAGAGGCACAGACTCACTTTGCCGGATTGCTGAAGAGCGGGAATACCTATCGGGAGTATTTGCAAAAGCTGATTGACGCCGGCAATCTCAGTCAAAGGCAGATGTACCAAGTCACTAAAGCCTTGGCTGAGGAAGCGGACAGCACCGTCACAGACGTATTCAAAAAGAGCCTCTCCGAACAGCTGAGCAAGGCAAACAGCGTAGTGGAGCAGATGGGCATCGTTAAGAAGATGCGAGAAGACCTCGCTACGTCGGACGACCTATTGAAGGCTAAGAAGGAAGAGATCCTAAAGGAGACCGACGAGCAGCTGCAAGAAAAGCGCCGGAAAGAGGTTAAGGAGGTGGTCAAAAACAGTGTTAGCGTTTATGACCAGCGTATAGCTTTACACAAGAAGTATCTCGAAGACATTGAGGTGTTGGAGGTGAAGCTGCGCGAGTCTACCTCGGATGCGGATCGGGAGTACTTGGGTCGCTCGATGGAGTATCGGAAAAAGAAGTACAACGAGGATGCAGCCGCTTTATCGAAGTCTGTGGCGGACGCGCGGATAAAAGGGATCGAGATGCAGCGCGACACAAAGCTGCTCGAGATCTCGAACAAAGACTTCCTGTGGGATAGTGATCGCAAAAAGGAGCAGCTTGAGACGGAGAAGAAAGCCGCTCAGGAGGTGCTCGGCGTGTATCGTCAGATTCAGGAAGCGACCCCAACGGATGAGATCGCCCAGACGATTGCCGGGATTACGCTCGAGATAGAGCGCATGAACGCCGAGCTGGAAAAGCTAAAGCGGGAGAAGTTTTTAGAGGTGCTTTCCGGCCTGCAAAGGGTTTCCTCTGCACTTGGGAATCTGGAAGGTGAGGTCGGGGAGGTCTTTGCGGCCCTTAGCGAGCAAATAGGGAACATCTCTACAGCCTACGATAAGACGGCAAACATCACAGACCGGGTCAGCGCGGGCATATCCGGGATTGTGAGCATGATCAATGTGGCCACATCGGCCGCTGCAAAGCGGGATCGGGTGGAGAAAGAGTATTACAAGAATCAAATCGCCTTGGCTCACGAATATGCTCTCGCCCTGAATGAGACGTATCGAACACAGGCAGAGATGAGCGAGTCTGGATTCGTCAAAGATTACGCGGGGCGAATAAGTGACGGATTCAAGGCGCTCTCTGACTCTACAACGAAATACAAAGAAGCCATTCAGGAGCTGGCCAAAGGGCAGGCCAAAACGGGATTGAAGAATGTCATCGACTGGGGTAGTGTCGGCAAGGGGGCGGCTGCGGGTGTAGCCGGCGCCGGGGGGGGTGCCGCTGCTAT